CCATTATCTTTGTCAATACGTGAAGGTGTTGATTGGATCAATGGTTGGCATAAATTAAATGGTTTGAAATGTTTTCACTTTGTTATGACTGCCTTTGTCATGGATATTGCTCAATATTTTCCAACTTTAATCGATCCCTGGAGCCGCGTTAATTATGGCAAAAATGCCATTGAAGCATTAAATTTAATCTTCAAAAATGATGGATATAAACAAAAAGATTTTTTAGATGCTGCAATGGATCGCATATGCAATGAGTTTAGATCTCCATATGATACAAGAGATTTAGAACGTAATCTAGGCAAAGGTTTAAGTTTAGAAGACGTAGCATGTGATTATGTCCGTTATGTTGAATGTTACGTTCCAAAAGGTTATGAACATTTAGAACCTTGGCAAGTAACTAATAATTCTATGATTCCAAATCATACAAAACATTGGACTTATACTAAACATTTGGAGGCTCATAGTGTTTAAGGTAACTAATGACAATTCGAACAAATACTCATATAAAACAAGAGATGAATGGTTAGATCTTGCTAATAATTGGCACGATGAAGCACCTAGTCCTAACATCACAACTTTTTATGGAGCAACAATCTGGGACGATTCAATTACAGGTATAGGAACTAAAGGTAGATGGGGTGATTTATTAGTTAAAACTATGGAATCAGATCATCTTGTTTATGTGCAACCTAGAGTCGGTTGGGCCGGAGTTTCATTGTCTGCATTGGCAAAAAAATATAACAAAAAACTTACTTTGTTTATGCCTGCTAGTAAAGAAGTTAGTGACCATCAATTAGTTTGCATTGAACGTGGAGCTAAACCTATTTTTAGACGTATTGCTGCAATGCCTGTATTAAATAAATATGCAAAAGAATGGGCAAATGAAAATGGAGCAATGTTTGTACCATTTGGTTTAGACCATCCATTAGTCGTTGCAGCAGGTATCAAATCAACTTTACAACAATGGGGAAATAGACCCGAACCCAAAGATGTAGTAAGCGTTATTTCAACTGGAGTTTTAACTCGGACATTACAAATTACTTGGCCGAATGCAAGATTTCACGGAGTTGCAGTTGCTCGTAATCTACATCCAGGTGAAATAGGTCATGCAGATGTTTCTGCTTATCATAGAGGTTTTAGAGAACCTGCAGATTACGCAGAAAAGATAAACAAAGAAATTTCTTCAGCGCCGACCTACGACTGTAAAGGCCTTGAACGGTTTATGTTATCCCAGACAAATGCTCCTCATGAATCTAGTACTATTGTCTGGAATGTTGCAGGCGATGTTAAACCAGAATTTATGAAAGCTACAGATGTTGATTCAAATAGAAATTGGGGTGAGTTTAGATGATAACTATCATCGAAGGTTCAGATGGAACTGGTAAAACAACTTTTGCTAGAAAATTAGCGGATAAAAGAAATGCAACATATTTACATGCATCGCATCCGACATCTGCAAATTGGGTTGAAGAATACATCCGACCTATTAAATCCGATAATATGGTTTTAGATAGATGGCATGTTGGAGAAATTGTTTGGCCATATATTTACGGAAGATCTTCTATGTTTAATGAGAATGATTTTGACCAATGTAATTGGGAACTAGCTAAAATGGGAGCTCATCTAATTATTTTAACTAGATCAGAAGATGCAATTGCTGATGAATTATTAAGTCGTGGCGAAGAAAAAGAAATAGAATTTGTTCTCCATTCACGCTTTTTATTTATCAAAGCTTTCAATGCAGTTAAATATTTAGATAAAAAAATCATACAAAGTGAGGTAGTGAGATAATGTATATAGTTACTAGTACTCCATCAGAAGCTTTAGAATTAGTTACTCAATATACTATTGAACAAGGAGATGCTATTGCACCTCGTGGTCAAGTTACAAGAGAACTACTTAATGTATTAGTTAAAATAGAAAATCCATGGCATATCCCTGTTAAAATGGAAAATCGTAAATTTAACCATAAAATTGGAGCTCGTGAATGTTTGCAATTAGTAGGTCAAACATCAGATCCAGAAATAATGACAGAAACTGCAGAAGTATTTAACAATTACATGGATCATGATATTTTACATGGAGCATATGGACCAAGAATTTATGGCAATTTGTCTAAAGTAGTTGAACAACTCAAAAAAGATTATTCCACAAGACAAGCTGTTTTAACTATTTTTGATTCTAATAAAGATCTAAATGCCAATGTAAAAGATGTCCCTTGTACATTAAATTTGCAATATTTTATTAGAGACGATAAACTTATTGCTAGAACTAGCATGCGAAGCAATGATGTTTACCTTGGATTGCCTTATGATTTAACGCAATTTATTGGTTTACAAGGAGCAATTGCTAAAGCATTAGATATTGAAATGGGATCTTATATTCACAATGTTGGATCTATGCATATTTATGAACAACATATTCCAAATGCACAATGGATAAAAACTTACCTTAATGGTCCTTACTTACAATATGAACCTATGTGGTCAGGTAAAACTATTGGTGAAATCTCCTCAACAGCTAGAAAAATACTTAAAGGCCAAATACCAACACAATTAACAAAATTTGAATCATATTTAGCAGGCAAAAATGGCGATTGATTCTAATATTCAACGCTGCCACTCTTGCGGTCAATGGACTTGGTTTGCTGAATTTCAAGTGCTGATGGGCGAGACTTTACTTTGTAAGAATTGCCAGAAACCAAAGGTGCAATAATGTTACCAAATCAAACAGAGGTTATTAAACGACTCAGTGAATTGTCAAGACTTTTAGATAAAGCCACTGATGATGTTGCTAAATTAGATCATGATTTTATTACAAAAAAAGCACTATATGAGAAAAGTTATGCATTGGCATTTGTGGAATCTAGTGGATCGATGGATCTTCGCAAGTATGAAGCAAACTTACAATGTGCAACATATAAACTTGAAATGGAATTAGCAGAACAAGTATTGCGAGCATGTAAAGAACGAATAAATACACTAAGATCTCAAATCAGTATTGGACAGTCAGTATCGGCTGCATTAAGAACGCAATTTGGAGCTGAAGCGACTGGACAATATACGTGAGAGCAAGATCTAAGAAAATGGCACAAAAATATGTGCAACGACGCAAGTTAGTTGCAAAAATACTCAGTGAAAGACCTAAGTGTGAAAGATGTTGGATTGCACCATCATCACAAGTCCACGAGATTCTTTCCAGAGCTAGAGGGGGATCCATTTTAGATGAAAGTAATTGCGCAGCATTGTGCTTTATTTGTCATCATTGGATTACAAACAACCCCAAAGAAGCAAAGGAGCAAGGATGGCTGAAAAACTCGTGGGAAAGAAAACCACATCAAGACGACGACGAGGAAGGACAAGTGAATTGATTTTTGCTAACTATCTAAAAGAATGTGGCTGGATATATGCAGAAGCAACGTCTTCGTCCGCACCAGGTACCGATATAAAAGGTGTAATTGGAGTTGATTGGGAAATTAAAGCACGTCAAGGTTTTCCTGTTAAAGAAACTATGCGCCAACAAGAAAAAAGAGTCAAAGAAGGCGTCATTCCAATTGCCGTTCTACGACAAAATGGACAAGGCGAAAAAGACATAGAAAATTGGCCTGCAGTAATGCCTGTATCTGTAGTTGTCAAGTTGTTAAAAGAAGCAGGTTACCAGTGATAAGATCTTTCGACTTCGACTATGAAGTTGTACCATGGATGGCTAAAGGTCATTGTACAGATCCAGCAGTTGATCCTAATTGGTTTTTTCCTGACGGCAATATAGAAAAAAGTGTAGAAGTCAGAGCGGCTTTAAGCACTTGCTCGCATTGTCCAGTGCAGTTTCAATGCTTAAAATATGCATTGGATAACTACCCATTGGACGGTATATGGGGAGGATTAAAACCTCGAGAGATTAAGGAACTAGCAAAGAAAAGGAAGAAAAATGAGTGCACCGATAACGCTTAAGGGTCGAATTGGCAAAGATCCAGAAATGAAGTTTACACCAAATAACATGGCAATAGTCCAATTAAGTGTTGTAACAAATGGTAGAAAACAAGTTAATGGACAATGGCAAGATGTGGATACAAGTTGGTGGGATTGTAAAGCTTTTGGTGCTTATGCAGAGGCCATAGTAGATAACATTGCCAGAGGCGATCTGGTGACTATTACAGGAACGATTAAGCAAACCGTATGGGTTGACAAGCAAGGAAATAAACGCTCGTCATATGAGGTTTTAATCGATTCTATGGCAAAGCAAGTTAAAGCAGAAAAATATCATGGAACTAAACCTCGAGTAAAAAATAGTGATGCCATTCAATGGGATCCTACCGATGCGGTGTTTTAATGTCAATTAAAGCCATGTCGTGGGTATGGGACAATTCGCCTTATGAAGGTGTTGGTTTATTAGTCCACTTGGCATTAGCAGATTTTGCAGATGACCAAGGTGTTTGCTGGCCAAGTCAAAAAAGAATCAGCGATAAATGTAAATCATCTGAACGCCATGTAAGACGAATTATTAAGCAAATGATTGAAGACGGTCAAATTTTGTTAGTCGAAAAAAGCAATGGCGTGACAACTAACAACCGATATCGCCTTTTAATGGACAGGACATCACGTCCTGCGTTGGATATTGGACAGGACTTGCAAGACATGCTCACAGGACAATTGAGCCCTGTGGCCACAGGACACCAGAGCCCTGCTAACCATCATATAACCATCAATAACCGTCAGCGTTCAGGTCCTCCAGAAGAGGTTAAAAAAATGATGGATGAATTAAGAAGGAGAAAACGTGGCTAAGTGTCTTACTTGCAGAGGAGATTCTGAAAAAGGTGCTTGTCCATATTGCCGTAAAAGACTAAGAAAAATATTAAAAGAGTTAATTGCTTTTATAGATCTTCTAAATGCTTCTCCAAGCTTAAGACAACAAGTTTCATCACAACAAGAAGGACGTGGTTCATTATCTCATTCTTTAGTAATAAATGTCCAGATTGTAGATCTTATTAGTAAAACAGGCATTCCTGCTGTATTAGAAGCATGGTGTTTGTATGTAATTGAGGAAAGATCTTTAGATAGAACACTATTAAAAGCAACTAAAGAAGACAGCAAACTGCACAACATGTATAAGTTATTAAATGTCCATCATGATTGGTTAGCTGATTCTGATCTTTGGTCTGATTACTATAATGAAATAAAAGAACCACACACAACATTATCTCGTATCATTCATGGTGAACGCAAACCACCTAATCCTGTAGCATGTCCTGTCCAAGATTGTAAAGGCATATTACATTTAGAACCTAATGGTAATGTCCATTGTGTAGTAGATAAAACACATCATTGGTCATATGAAGAGTGGTCACGATTAGCACAACTAATTGCTGAGCCAATTGTACAATCACAGTAGTGTGATTTATAATATTGGATACCGAGCTACAGTTGTCTCACAAATCGGGTGAATATGAATAAACCATGTCTTGTATGTGGTGTGTTATCAAAGAAACCACGATGTGCTACATGTGATACAGCATATAACAAAGCAAAGGGAACATCAAGACCTTCTAGGTCTAGTGTAGGCTATGATGCTAATTGGCGAAGGTTATCAAAACTACTAAGACAATTGCAGCCTTATTGCACAATTTGCAAGTCTACAAGATACCTAACCGTAGATCATATTGTTCCATTATCTAAGGGTGGATTGACTGTAGAATCCAATCTTAAAGTCCTATGTAGATCTTGCAACAGTTCTAAAGGATCTTCCTAGAAAAATATATCCTCGGTTTATAACAAATCGTTATAGGTACCAACGGGTAGTATGGTATGGGCCTTTT